AAGTACCTAGCTAAATCGGCCGGAATGATTGAGGCTGAAAAGCAAGGTGATACGACTGGAGAGATTTATAAGGCCTATCTAAGTCGAGCTCAGTATCCGCTATGGGTTCAGGACGCATTACGCACAATGATCGGGTTAGTTTCAAAGCTTGAGCCGAATATTGTGATTGAAAGTTCTCTACTTAAAGGATTGATAGAGAATGCAACAAATGACGGTTTTGGGCTTAAACAGCTCTTTATTCGCATTTGTTCAGAGTTGCTAGAGTTTGGGCGCTGTGGGCTGCTTGTCGATGTTGATGCTAAAGGAGTGCCATATTTCGCCTTATATGATGCGTTATCTATTATCAACTGGAAGGAAAACAGTATCGGTGGTCGAAAGGATTTAAAACTGTTAGTGCTCGAGGAGCAATTTGATAATAGTGAAGATGAATTCGGGCACGAAACTAAAACGGTTCACCGCGTTCTATCTATGGATGATGGAGCATTAGCGGTCCGATTGTTCGATGGTTCAAATGTGGAGGATAAAACTCCCGATCTCGGCGGTAATCAACTTTCTTTCACACCATTTGTTTTCTGCGGTGCCACTAGTAATTCTCCGGATGTAGGTACCATACCGCTTTTGACAATGGCCAAGGCTGCTCTGAAGTATTACCAGCTCAGTGCAGATTATTACCAGTCTCTTCACCATACGGCCCATCCGCAACCTTGGATTAGTGGCCTTGATGATGACGATGATGATATTAGCGTTACTGGTGTTATGGCTGTCTGGAGTCTTCCTCCAAATTCACAATGTGGTTATTTAGAAATTTCAGGTAACGGCATTGAACTCACTAAAAAGGAAATGGATGCGCAAAAGAATTCAGCATTAGAAGCTGGGGCTAAAGTAGTTGATACCAATACACAAGAATCAGGTGAAGCGCGCCGTGCACGGCAAGACGATCAGCAAGCAAGTCTTCACAGTATCGTGATGTGTGCAGCTGCAGCAATTGAACAAGCCATTAAGTATGCAGCGCAGTGGTTAAAGCTTGATTCGACAAAATATTCATTTACAGTTGAACCTGAGTTTATTGTGCAGGTCACGGATATTAATCTTGCAAAACAGCTTTATGAGGGTGCTATTTCAGGGAAAAACTCTTTCCGCACATATTGGGAATACCTGATGACAGGTAAATTACCAGCTCACGACTATCAGGAAGAAGTGAAGCGGGTAGAAATAGAGCGAGATAACACTCCTTTGTAGAGGTGATGTATGGCTTCAAAAGAAGATAAATCATTGATTGAAGTACTTACCCAACATCAGGCGTACTTATATCGGGTGTCTTCTCAATCTGTTAAAGAGCTATTAAAAATCTTTAATGATGAGTCAATATTAATGTTGGCAAAGCTTCGGGATTTGCTTGATGAATTAAATGATTCTGAAAAGATGGCTCTAGCAAGTGGACAGTACACAACGTCAAATCTGAAGGAAGTTCGTGATCTGATTGCTCAGTGGTTTACTGCAATAAACACTGCATTACCTGAAGCTTTCGCTGTTTCTGCTACTGCCTTGGCTGTTTATGAAGCCAATTACATGGCGAAGCTATATGGCGGCAAGATCAAAAAGCCAAATGGTGAAAAGGTATATGCAGCAGCTAAAAAAATACCATTGGTAGGTGGGGCTCTTGTTGATGATCTGCTATCAAGAATTGCTGAAAATGCCCGTCAAAAGGTTGAGTATGCAATTCGGGATGGTATCAACTCAGGTAAAACAAATCAGGAAATAGTTCAGCGTATTCGCGGCACCAAGCGCCTTAATTATGAGGATGGGCTTTTAAGTAGCTCTAAGACGGATATTGAACGTACCGTAAGAACAGTTCGTAGTCATGTTGCTAATCAAACGTATTTAGATACTTTCAAACAGTTAGGTTTTGAGTATGTTCGTTTTATTAGTGTATTGGATGGAAGAACATCTAAGCTTTGTGCTCATTTAGACGGTACTGTCTGGAGGATTGATGATCCGGCAAAACGTGTACCGCCGTTGCATCCTAATTGTCGCAGTGAACTAGTACCAGTTAAAAAAGATGGTCAACTTATCGGTGAACGGCCATTTGTAATGGACGAACGTAGAGTTAAAGACATCCCCAAAGAAGAGCGAAGCCAGTTAATAGGACAGTTAGATGCAAACACCACATTCAAAGAGTTCTTTAAGAAAACAGATGATTTCTTTCAAAGGGAGTGGCTAGGGCCAAAGCGCTTTAAGCTCTATAAAGATGGGAAATTTGATTTTGATAAGTTCTTTGATCCTGAAGGCCGTTTCTATAGCTTAGATGATTTGAGAAAGTTGGATGAAAAAGCTTTTAAAAAGTTGGGTCTGTAATTTTTCTTATGTTATATTTTTTAAAACATCAGAATTTATACAATATGAAAACAATAGCTTTTGTATGTCTAACCCTAATTTCCATCACTTGTTTAGCTGAACCAAGTCAAAAATATCTTAAAGAATATGATCGATTGTCTGAAGCTTTGGAGTCAGCAATGGCAAATGCATATTCTTTTGATCCTGCAACTGGTCAAGTAAAACAGGCTACTCAAGGTTTAGAAGCTAAAAATAATTTATGTAGAGCTGCCCAGGCGAAACTAAACCTCACCACGTTTTTAAAAGACAATTTAGAGGAATCTAAAGAGCTTTATAAATCTATTGATGGTGCAGAGACTCTAGATAAAAATTATCTTAGTGGACAACAGCAGGAACAACAAAATCTCGTTTCAAATTTGAAAAAAGACCTTGTTGGAACTGGATTTAACTGTGAGTAATTATTGCCGATTACAGGTAATTCTAAACTCACTTAAGACACAATTTTCACCTATATAAGCGCCCAAATGGCGCTTTTGTCATTTATGGAGTTTGGCTTATGAGTGAATCAAAAGTTAGACATTTGGTACTTAAAAGAGTTTCAGATAAATCTTCTCATCTTGCTCTTTGTGACGAGGAAACAGGTATTCCATTAGCTGGATTAACCGCTGTAAAAATGAATTGTAGTGTTTTTGAGGGTCCAGCGACTATCACGGCAACATTTGATGTAGGTGGTCCTCAAGGCATCCGCTTAGTTGGTGACGAACCTAGACAAAAGGTTTGGGGTGCAAAGGAAACGTAGCGAAAGGTACTACAAATGCCTGAAAAGCAAATCAATATGTCAGATGCTCAATATATTCTGAGCACAAAATGAATTCTGGTGCCATTTCTTCAAATTAAGGTTTCAAGCCATGGCAATTTATGGTTTTACTTTTGAAAGATTAAAAGCAATTGCACTCATCAAATAGAACTTAATTTTTAACCATAGCACCTTCGGGTGCTTTTTTTGCGAGAAGAAAATGCCAAGCCCTATTATCCAATATTTCCAATATGAACATTTACCTGAACATTTGCAGCAAGTTAGTAAGCCAATTGGTGATTTAGCTCGGCAAATGGATGAGCAACTTCCTGACGGGCCTGAAAAATCCACAGGATTAAGAAAGCTACTTGAAGCAAAAGATGCATTTGTACGCCAAGCTTTAAGTAAATAATCATTTATAGAAATGAAGCGTCCTAATGGGCGCTTTTTTAATGCCTGAAGCTAAGCAGAGGGTTCAACAATTAAACCCGCTAAGCGGTATCTCTAGGAGATTTTTAAATGCCAGACGAAATCAAAGTTGATTTGGAAAATCCTGAAATTAAAGCAGCTATTCAAGACGCCGTTGATGAAGCTGTTAAAGGTCTTAAAGATAAGAACGCTGAACTTATCAAAGATAAAAAAGAGTTGAAAGATGAACTAGGTTCATTGAAATCAAAGGTTGAGGGTTTAGATCTGGATGCAATCAAGGTCCTGCTTGATAAATCAAATCAGGATGAAGAATCCAAACTTATTGCAGAAGGCAAGATTGAAGAAGTTATTCAGAAACGCACTGAGAAGATGCGTGAAGAGCATGACAAGGTTCTTAAGGCAGAGAAAGAACGGGCAGATAAAGCTGAAGCTTATGCCGAGAAATTCAAGAAATCAGTAGTGCAAAGCCAAATTGTTCAGGCTGCTATTGAACTTGAAGCACTGCCAGAAGCGACCCCTGATATCGCCTTTTTAGCTCAGACAAAGTTTGCATTAGATGAAAACGGCAAAGCTGTGGCAGTTGATGAAAACGGGGAAGTAGTCATTGGTAAAGACGGCCAAACACCGATGACCCCAAAAGAATGGGTTGAATCTCTACGTGAGCAAAAACCGTATTACTGGCCTAAGCCTAATGGTATGGGCGCATCAGGGAGCAACAATTCAAAAGGTCAGCCAGACATTCTCAAAGCAGATGGCTCGGTAAATATGACCAAATTGGCGCAATTACGAAATGAAAACCCGCAACTAGCTAAAGAGCTAGCGGCAAAACACGGTATTAAACTTTAAGGAGTAAAGCCTAATGGGCGACACAAAAATTGCTGATGTAATCGTACCCGAGTTATTCACTCCGTACGTATTAAATAAAACTGCCGAAAAGTCTGCATTATGGCAGTCAGGCATTGTTGGGGAGCTAGATGAAAAAGTTGCTTTTGGTACAGAAGGCGGTACTACAGTAAATATTCCTTTCTGGAATGATTTAAGCGGTGAGTCTGAAGTACTTTCAGATGGTAAAGCTCTTGGGGTTAATAACATCACTGCTGGTAAAGATATTGCGATTTTGCATGCCCGTGGTAAGGCATGGGGTGCAAATGATTTATCTAAAGCTTTATCTGGTGATGACCCATTGGGTGCGATTGCTGATCTTGTAGCAGATTACTGGGCTCGTGAATTTCAGGGGTTTACCGTAAATACACTTAAAGGTGTATTTGGGTCTGCAAGCATGGCAGGTAATACCCATGACATTTCGGCTGGTACTGGAGCAGCAGCCGTAATTGATGGTCATTCATTTATCGATGCATCTTATAAACTGGGTGATGCTGTTGATAAATTAACAGCGATTTCAATGCACTCTTTCACAATGGCAGCACTAGCCAAGCAAGGTTTAATTGAAACTGTGCGTGATGCTGATGGTGTAGTGCTTTACAAAACTTTTATGGATCGCCGTGTGATTGTAGATGACGGCATGCCTGTTGAAGGCGACGTATTTACTTCTTACTTGTTTGGTTATGGCGCGATTGGTTTCCAAGATATTGGGGCACCGGTTGGTGTAGAGACAGACCGTGACAGTTTAGCGGGTACTGACATTCTTATTAACCGCCGTCACTTTGTACTACATCCTCGTGGCATTAAATGGGCAGGTGATACAGGTATTGCACCTAATAATGCCGGTCTTGCTACAGCCGGTAACTGGGAACGTGTCTACGATCCTAAACAGATCCGTATTGTGGCATTCAAGCACAAGATCAAATAACAAAAAGGCGGGTAACACCGCCTTATCTTTTTGGAGATCCACATATGGGACTTTCATCATTTAACCGTGCACGGGAAAAACAACAAATGACAGAAACAAAAATTGCTGAACTCGAAGAACAACTGGCAACAGTAAAGGGCGAATTTATTGCCTTTCAAAATGATACGGAAGCAATGAAAGCACGTATTGCTGAACTTGAATCAGGTGAAGGTAGTCAAACACCTGAAGATGACCAAAAACCAAGTGATACTCAACCACAACCAATTAACTATGCAGGCCTCAAAGTAGATGAGTTGCGTGCGGTCTTGACTGAAAATGGCATTGCATTTGAAGCAGGTGCTAAAAAAGAAGAACTTTTAGCATTAATTCCAAAGGAATAAACCATGAGCTTTATCACTGAACAAGAAGCGATAGAACATGTTGAAGGCTTTGATGCTTTATCTGCCAGTGATAAGGCTCAATACCTCCAAATGGCCGAGGCATATCTATTAGCACGTAACGTTAAGCCTTACGAGGATGCTACCCAAGTACCTGAACCTTTAAAAACAGCCTCATATCAAATCATCAAGGGGATTATCAAGGGTGATCTATATCAAGGACAGGAACAGGTACTAAAACGCAAGAAAGTCAAAGCTGATACGGTTGAAACTGAAAAAGAATATCAGGACGGATCAGTAAAGCTTAGTGCGATTGAGCAATTCATTCTTGATTTGATTAAGCCTTACAGCAAACGAAAAGCTGTATTTTTTGTCAGGAAAATCTAATGGGCTTACGTGACGAAATTCAGGCAGATATTGCTGAAGCATTTAATGATGATTTAGCAGATGCCGTTCATACCTTTACATGTGAGCGGATCTCAAAAACTAATTGGGATCCTAAAACTGAAACTTCTATTGAGGTTAAAGAAAACTATTCTGGTCGTGGCGTTCTGTTTGGCTCATACAGTCACTATGAGATTCAGACGCTTGGAGTACTGGCCACAGATAAAAAGGCTACAGTGCTACAGAATGAAATTACCAAAGAGCCAATGATTGATGATGAGTGGCTAACAGCCTTAGGCTCATTTCGGGTAATTCATATTCAACAGGATCCAGCCTCTACTATTTGGAAATGTCAGTTGAGGAAGGTATAAGCTTGTATTGATTAATTTAGTTGATTTAAGCTATATACCTATTTTTAAAATACTTTCTTGGGGAAATTATGGGGTATATCGTTAAATTAACCGATTCTGGTAAATATTTAATTCCAGACAATGAGGGATTGCTTACTACAACAGATTCAAAAGAAAAAGCTGTAGAATTTGGTCAAATAGATGATGAAGAGTCTGCTAAGTTAACTGCCCATAGTTTTAGTGGTGGAATGACAACTGGCGTTGATTTCATAATTGAGAAGGTGTAATTAAATTATGGCAACTCAAGCATATGTAATCGTCATTGAAATCCCAGAAAAGAAATGCCCAAATGTAAGAGGCAAAGCTAGTCTAATTAAAGATGGTAAGGCAAAAGTTTATCTTTCAAATAATACAACTTCTAGAGATGCTGAAAATGGCTTTGACCGATATGGAGTTACAGGTGGTCGAAATGCTGTAGTAGTAACTGAGGCAACATTTCCAAAATACGAAGAAGAAATTACTAACTATCTTAATCGAAGGTTTGGAGAAGACTGGTCTTTAAAATTAGAAAAGTGCTCAGTTGCATAAATTAAAACCCACTTCGGTGGGTTTTTTAATGGGCGCAATTTAGGAGTTTGAATGGTAAATACAAACTACGTTCCTTTGTGGCATATCTCACCATTTCAGCATGTGCATTACACATTAGTTCGAAATCAACTGCATATGGATTTGCTATTTGAGGACATGAATAAGGTCGATCAATTCTTGTCTATTGAAGGGGCTGCAGCTCAGGTTGATTTCTATTCCGAAGGTGCATATGCAGTTGTTCAGCTTGGTGATACTTCAGAAAGAAATCAGATTGAAGTGTATGGATTGCTTTTACATGAAGCTGTTCATGTCTGGCAAAAGATTAAAAAGCTCATGGGTGAACGAGAACCGAGCTCTGAGTTTGAAGCTTATTCAATTCAGGCGATCGCTCAGGATCTCTTTAAGATGTATGAGGAAAGCGAGGTTAAAAGTCATGGGGTGGAAGGGGAAAAAGCCGACTAGTTTTAGTCTTGATGTGTCTAAAGCAGCAGAAGACCATGTAAAGAATATTGTCATGGATACCGTGCAATCCTTAGTTAATTTAAGTCCGGTTGATACTGGTGCATACCGTGCTTCACATATTGTTTCGGTTGGAGCCGCTGATTACGGTGTACGTGAACCTGAAACGAATCCTATTAATGATGCAGCGATTCAGGCAATGAAGATTAAGTTAGGCAATTTAGTTTATATCCAAAACAATAAAGCTTATGGACCGCGCTTAGAAAACGGCTGGTCTGATCAAGCACCACAAGGTATTTATGGCCTCACTTTTAATTTTATTTCTCAAAAGTACGGTGGCTAAAATGGCAATGACTTTAGAGCAGACAAGGCAAGCTATTATCGATCGTATGCAAAGCTTTACAGGTATTACGCAAGACAGAATCCAGTATCCAAATTTACCAGGCTTTAATGTACCTAAAGATGGTGTTTGGTGCCGCTTAACGATTGCAGGTGGTCCCAGTTTTACTTCTGGCATTGCAGATAAGCCATGTACACGCCGTACCGGTAATATCATGATTCAATGCTTTGCACGTCCCAATTCAGGAATAATCGAAATCACAAAATTGAGTGATGCATTACTTGCTCATTTTGAATATTACTCAATCGATCATCTAGAATGTTTGAATGGCGAATCCATCTATGCGGGTAAAGATGCTGATTTCATTCAGTATAATGTGAGCATTGGGTTTAAGGTGAATTGATATGTCATGTATGCTGACTTTAGAAGAAATCGAAATTAAACGGCAAGAGCTGGAACGACATCTTGAAGATGTTATGGCTGTTGAACTGAAGAAGTGGCAAAGCGAAAATAAGCTTTGTGTTTCCGATGTGAATATACGTTTGGCCAATGTGAATAGTCTTGGTGGAACTAAACATAATGTAGTTACTGGAGTAAGTGTTGATTTAGATTACAAACCTTAAATTACTTTAATTAAATGACCGCTAAGAAGCGGTTTTTTTATGCCTTATTCACTACCACCTCATCGGTGGTTTTTTTTATGTCTATAGGAATCACTTATGAGCAATTTTGTTTTTAAGCGTGGTGACACTTTCAACTTAAATCTGCAGCTAGTTGATATGGATGAAGCGCTGCAATATCCAGCCAATGATGTACGTCGAGCAATCGATTTAACGGGGTATACCTTTACTTCGCAAGTTAAAACTCTGGATGGAACCGCCGTTGCAACTTTCACTTGTACAGCTTTAAACCAGAGTACACAAAAGGGGTGGCTAAATGTTAAGTCCGGAGCAAGTACTGCAGCGTGGCCTTTGGGTCTGTGTCAGATGGATATCAAAGCTGTGGTGAGCGGTACTACTCAGCATACAGAAACTTTGACTTTTCAGGTAATTGACGGGGTGACTGCATAATGGCAAATCTTTTATTTAGATTTAGTTGGGACCACCGACCTTTTGTTTATAACTCATCTCAAGGTAAGCGGCAATTTATGCTGCCTTTTGCTTCGGGCATTCCAAACCTCACTCCAGACTGGACTCAAGTTACGGGCTTAGGTACAGCGGCAACAAGAGGTGTTGGAGTAGAAAGCGGTAATGTAGCAGCTTATGGTTCTTATGGTTTATCTAACTTAGGTTATGGTGGATCTCCAACTTCAGAAGCCGGAAATGATATTGATGCTGGTTATAAAGCAGGGGGACAAAAGACTCGTTTTAAGAATGCACCCACTAGTATTTATACAAATCCCTATATAGCTGCTTATGCACCTTCTATCGTGGTTACTCGTGGAGAATTTACAGGTACGGAGTTATTTTTACCATATTACACCTCAACACGCGCCAATTGTATGGCTGTAATTGCATGGAATTATGTGCCATCCACTGACACCTTAAGTAAAGCAGAGCAAATCGTTTATACGAGCAAGAACAATATCGTTTATACGACCGATAACAGCGCGACCAGCGGCAAATTGGTTACTGTTGAGACTTCTGGCGAACTTCGCTCCAAGGGGTTCACTGTTGATTCGAACGGGGTTTACAAGGCAGCTTCACCGATTGCAAGACTATTTGCTGATTCACTTGAACTCAATGAAGATGCCTCAAAACAGCCGATTAACTTTGAAAAGTTAGGTACAGGTGACTACCTGATAAAAGGTTCTCTCGGATTTGCTAAAGAGGGCTGGTACATTGAAATGCCTAAAGATGCTAACGGTAATGTTCTTGTTGCTGTGTCATATGAGCAGCATGAAGATGGGGATATTGCAGTAAAAACCTACAAGAAAAAATTTGATATCGAAACAGCCTCAATTATTCCTGATTTCGATAATCCTGTAGATATTCCAGAAACTCGCTGGATTGATATTCGATTGCATGAAGAACCCGAACCAGAGCCTGAAGAACCGTTGAGTGAAACACCATTGGAGTTCCAGCCGACTAACTTATCTCAGGCAGTAGCTGCAGCCATGAATGGTGTGGAACCGCCAGAAATCTCGGATACAGACGAAACACTTTAATGACCCGCTAATTCAGCGGGTTTTTTATTGCCTAAATTTTGGAGAACCATAAATGAGTTCAGGCGCAAAAATTCGATTATATGCTTGTGAAGAAGCAGTATTGGGAACTACTCCAGCAAACCCGATCTGGTATACCGTTCGCCGTGTGAGTGACGGTTTATCAGAAAATGTCTCAACGGAAGAAAGCAGTGAGGTGGTAGATTCACGTTTCCGACAAGGTGGTGTGGTTACTGAAGCGGAAGTGACAGGTCAGTTAGAGTTTGAATTATCTCTTGGAACATTTGACTTATTCTTAAGTGCTTTAGCCTTTAATAACTGGGCGGCGAATGCTTTAAGCTTTGGCGGTACTGTACGTAAGTCATTAACGCTGGTTAAAGTTTTTGAAGATATTGGGCAGGTGTTTATCTACCGTGGTGTGCAGGTAAATACTGGTGAAATCACCATTCAAACAACAGGGAAAATCACAGGTAACTTTGGACTTGTTGGTAGCTCATTTACCCGTCAGCAAGTCAATCCTGTCACTAATCCTATAGCGGCTTCAACCCGTCCTTTGGTAAGTATGCCAAACGTGGAAAACTTGCTTATTAATGGTCAATCAATTCAAGGTAAAGCGTGTTTGCAGTCTCTTACGCTTTCAATTAATAACAATCTTGAAGCAATCCGTTGTATCGGCTCAGGCAAGTACACACCAGAGTTCTACATTGAAAAAATGATGGATATCGAAGCGAATGCTTCATTCATGTTCTCGGCCACAGCTGCTGGTTGGATTGATGCAATCAAAACCCGTGATGTGTTTACACTGACCTTCGACATCAGAGACAGCAAAGGAAGTAAATATTCGTTCAACTTCCCGCAATTGGAAGTCATGGAAGCCAATCACCCGGATGGTGGTGGTGATGACATCATTACTGTAGATATCAACTTTGCCCAAGTTCGTACAGCGCCAACAATTGTACGCGCTCTTGTGTAATCAACTTATTCAGTAACAAAGCCTATGGAATCCCATGGGCTTTTTTATTTCTAAAAATTAGAGGTTGCTATGGCTTTAAAAGTCGGAATTATTAAAAGCTCGGACGTATCAAAATGGTGCGAATACAAAGGTGCTGATGGAGAGGTACAGGCAGAATTTAAAGTCCGTGGTATCGCTTATAAGCCTTTTCAGGTAGCTATTGAACGAGCAGGAAACCAGATCTCGTCTAAAGGCTACGATGTAATGGTAAAAGATGAAGATGCCAAGCTTTATCACGAGTTGTTAATGGATGCATGTGCTGCCCATTTAATTGAAGACTGGAAGGGTGTGGTTTTCGCCGAAATCGTAGATGGTAAAACTGTTGAGTCTGAAAAGCCATATACACCTGAGAATGCCTCAAAGCTTCTTAATCTTGGTGATATTGGTATTTCAATCTGGCTATTCATTAAAGAACAGGCCCAGAAGATTCAGGAAGAAGCCGACAAGGACAAGGCTTTAATTCTGGGAAAGTCATCGAGCTCTACAAATACCAAAAAACGTATGCGTCGAAAACGCCGCACGAAATTGAACAAATCAAATTCTTAGGTGGCCACATTCCGGATCCACCAGAATATTCTTATGCGGCTGAATCCATTCTTTCGGCATTTAGCACTATATGCAGATCCAGACGATATGAGCAGGGTATCCCTTTATCTTTAGATCAGCAGGCAATCAATGTCTATGCAGAGCATAATGATTTGCCAGTGGCTGCTCATATTTTTAATGACTGTATTTTTGCGTTGGATAACTTGTTTTTAGATGAAGCCCATAAAAAAATAAATTCCAAGTCCTCAAAAAAGCAACCCTAGAGTTATTTACATATAATAACTCTAGGGTTATTATTATCTCATCAAGTTAATAAGGGATTGGTGTGAAAAGTCTGGATTTAATCAAAATGATTGAAGCAGATGGTTGGTATGAGGTTAGGGTTTCAGGAAGTCATCATCACTTTAAACACCCAACCAAAAAGGGGTTAGTTACAATCCCACATCCTAAAAAGGATTTACCAAACGGAACTGTTAAAAGCATTTTGAAACAAGCGGGTCTAAATTGACCCGCTGTTTCCCGACTTTAAATACTATATCCCTTACAACTAATCATAACGCAGTGGGCGATATGTTTATGCCAAGGGCATGGAGTGTTGAGATGTTATATCCAATTGCAATTGAACGAGGATCAGATACTGAGGCATTTGGTGTCACTGTTCCTGATATTCCAGGTTGTTTTAGTGCTGGTGACACACTTGAAGAAGCTATTGAGAATGTTAAAGAAGCTATTTCAGGCCATTTAGAAATATTGGCTGAAGATGGTGAGGAAATCCCATTAGCTTCCGAACTAGTTAAATTTGTCGATGATCCTGAATATAAAGGAATGATCTGGGCGGTTACCGAAGTTGATGTTAGTCGTTATCTGGGTAAACCAGAAAAAATCAATGTTACTTTACCAAGCCGTTTGATTCGTAAAATTGATGAGAATGTAGGTAAAGGTAAGAGATATACTACTCGATCGGCTTTCTTGGCTGCTGGTGCTGAAAAACTTTTACATGCATAGCCTGATTTAAAAGACCACCTTCGGGTGGTTTTCCTTTATGTGACATTTAGTAACCAGTTTGTTAAAGTTAGTACACTTTATAACAAACGGTGAAATTCATGAAAAAAATATTGGCTGCGGGTTTAATTGGTCTTGGGTTGGTGGGGTGCGCTACTCCAGCCTATAATTATCAAGCTATACCTAAAAATATAAGCAAACCGCCAATTGGATCAGTTAATAAAGCATTTGTAGGGGATCAAATGCTTGAACAGGGAATGGTGGTTGATCGTGAAGTTCTAAACGTCCCTGAAAATATTAAAATTAGTTTTGCTTATTCACTTACTTCAGGCATTTACTTAAAAACAGGCAAAAATGAAAAAGGGCAATATTTTCAGCCATTCAACACTGTCAGTGGTGGGGGGATGGTTCAGAAAAACCCTTTAGCTGACCCATTTAAAGTAGTTATGTTAGATACTGAAGGTAAGCTCTGTGTAGTAACAGTATTTAATGCAAAAAACTGTACTGATAAACATCAAGCTACTATGAAGACAGTAGCAATTGCATCAGATAATTCCTTCCAACAAACATTAATTTATAGTGGAAAATTTGGAAATAAAATTAATGTCGGGTACCGTGAATTCTCAAGTAATCAAGCACGTCCTGCATTCAATAATGATGTTGAATATGATTTAAGCCAATCTAAGCAAATAGGTTATAAAGGTGCTTTATTGGAAGTAATTGATGCCACTAATCAAGATATTACTTACAAAGTTTTGAAGAACTTTAACAAGGTAGATTAAGATGAGTGCACCACAATATAAACCAATGAGAGAAAGTGAAGTTTGTAATGCTATCGGGTGGGTGTTAATAGCTCTCGGCTTTATCGCAGGTTTTTTATTTATTCTTGCATTTGGTCGAATTGAAGTAGCTTCTTACTATGGTAAAGAAACGGTTTGGTCTGGAGTTATGATAGCAACAGGAATCGGAATTATATTTAATGGATTCCTTGCAGGCTACTTATTTCAAAAAGTAGCTAGTATTCTTCGTTACCATGAGAATAAATAATATCTTGTATAAAAAGCACCCTAGGGTGCTTTTTAAAATTGGTTTAACTACCCTGCTTGGTAATTATATTTAACTTAAAAAGAACTACCCACTCATTGAGTGGGTTTTTTATTGCCTAGAGGAAAGTAAAATGGCACAAGAATCCCGTTTGGTCATTGTTATTGATTCGCAAAATGCTGAACGTAATGCGCGTAATCTAGGCAATGAACTTGTTAGCATTGAACGTAAAGGTGAATTTGCATCTAAGTCTATGGACAGCTTGTCTGTAGCCACCAGAGCTTTAGCTGGACACATGGCTGGTTTATTAACAGTAGGTTCAGCCATTTCAAAGATGGATACATATACTGGATTACAAAATCGCCTTAAGTTAGTCACTAACAATCAAGTTGAACTAAATAAAGCAACGGAAGACACTTTCCGAATTGCTCAAAAAACCTATTCAGCTTGGGATTCTGTGTTACAGGTTTACCAGCGTTTTAGTGATAATGCCAAAACTTTAAACCTCACAATGGATGACACAGCACGTTTAACTGAAACAGTTTCTAAAGCTGTAGCAATTAGTGGTGCAAGCGCAGAAGCTGCTGATGCAGCTTTAGTTCAATTCGGGCAGGCTTTGGCAAGCGGTACATTACGTGGTGAAGAACTCAACTCAGTTATGGAACAAACACCAGCTCTAGCAAAGGCTATTGCTAAAGGTATGGGTATTACTGTAGGTGAATTACGTTCAGTAGCAGCTGAAGGAAAAATTACTTCACAAGAAATTGTAAAAGCGCTTAGAAATGTAGAATCTGATGTTGATGCTCTTTTTGCTAAAACAGATATCACAATCGGGCAGTCTCTCACACTCCTAAACAACGAGAT